GGCCTAAGTATATAGAGTACTCTAACCAATTAGCGGAATTAGTACAAAAGTCGGGGAAACAATATAAGGGGGTTCTAGCTGTAGCGCGAGGCGGAACCATTGCTGGAACGATTCTATCCCATGCACTCGACTTACCCATGGCCGTAATCATAGGACAGAGTTACGGGAAAGATCATTCCCAAAGAGAGATCCAATTATCAGAGGTCATTACAACGGAAACGTTTGATGGGAATTGGCTTATCGTTGATGATTTACTAGATACAGGTAAGACAGTTGAGGCCATAAAAGATAAGTATTTGATAGATTTTGATGTTGCTGTACTTTTCGATAAAGGATTGACGGCCAAAGGAGCAGATTTCTTTATTGAGAATCGTAATGAATGGATTATATTCCCCTATGAAAAGGGATAATCCTTTTTTAATACTTTTTTGTTGACATTGAGATCATAAATTAAGTATGTTTTATCTAAATTTACGTGGTTTGTGCAATTCTTTTAAAAACAATAAGGTTAAACACCATAAGATTAAATAGGTAGGTGTTAACTCTTTTAAAAGATGAACCATGCTCACTATAGGTTACGGTTAATAGACTCTTGATTCGAAAAAAAATTCTAACTAAAATTGAACTAAATTATTTCCCTTTGGAAACAAAAATACCTTATGTTTAAATATTAATAAATTTAGAGGGGGTTGTATGAATTCTCTGAGCCAAATTGTTCCTTCTTACGAGAGAGGATTTAAGGACAAGATTGTCCCAATTAGAGAAGCTGCCAAAAAAATATATACTGTTGAGGAGTTTGAAGAGTTTAAGGCAAACTTTACAATAGAAGAGTTTTTAGTATCATATGTATCTATTGTTGCTGGCATTGTTGAGTCTAGGGTTAATACTGATTTTCAGACTAAGCAAGATTTGTTCAGCGACATAATCACCAGTTCAAAATTAGGTCTTAATAAAGCTTATGATAGCTTTGCTCCAAATGGGCATAGTCTTTCCTGTAAAGAATGTGGGAAGATGTCAGTCGAAATCTATCAAAGCAATGACTTCTATGAACAAGACGGAAAGAAATTTCACAAAGAAGATAATGGAGAAATATCTCTGAAGTGTTTTAATTCGTGGGTTATGGATCATATTTACTATAGAGTTAAAGGTGGATATGATAAAGATAGAAGAAAACGTACGCAATTCAAAGAGTATGCTTGTCCTCATTGTAACCGCTTCACTATAGAAAAAAGCAGTAAGGATAATGAAGAGTTACTTACTTGTATTTTTTGTACAGAAGAGACAGGCATTATTACTCGGTTTTCAAAGAAGAATATTTCGATTGAAGGTGTCCTCGGGTCTACTAAGGAGAGAGGATCCTTCTACAATTCCGAAGTATTGTCTTTATCTGGAGCTATAGGCAATACTTCTGATAAGGATAAAGAGATTACTCTTAATGAGATAATCTATTCAAAAGAAAATCCCGAACTTCAGTTACTACAAGGTAAGTTGAAAGATGCAATTACTGATATAAAAGTAGCTATCGCTAAGAATTGGAGTTCAAAGAAAACGGGGATATTCAAAGATCCTGTAAAAGAAGCTGAGATGTTTGATCTTTTGGTCCCAGGTGATGTTATTTATTCTGAAGAAGATATTGATCAGATGAATGAAACAGAACGTAGACGTAAGATAGATAGCTCAAACAGGTCGCTTGGATTAAAAATTGCGGAAGAAGCAGGATACTCTTATCCTTATGCTGTTTGTCTCGATTGTGGAAGAAAGTTTTATTTAGGGAAAAATTGGGAACGCAAATTTGAACAACTTAAAGAAGAGGGTTGTCCTTTTGGAGATTCAGCAATAGAGCACAACAATACCTGGAGTGACGGTGTATATGATGCAGTTGAAGCTAAAAATAATTTGACATTTCAGTATAGAATTGGATACGAGAGATCTTTAATTGCAGGATCAAATAGTGGCTCTACAACGATGTTTGACGGAGTAGGGATTAGTAAGCGTAATAAACAGGTGTTAAGTAATTACGATGAGAGACGCGTTAATGGATTTAATTTAGAAGTTCGTTCTAATAAAGCCGGATTTAGTGATGTTGGAGATTCAGTTAATGTCCCTCTTCCAAGAGACTATAAAGGCGAAAAGGAACATATTACAGAATATATGCATCAAGTGACTAATAGATGGATGGGTAAATTAAGAAATAGTTGTCCACAATGTAAGGCTAAGCTCGAAGAGCTCGAAGTTAAATTGGCTGGACAGGGAGATTTTACTTGCATATCTTGTAATTATACTTGGAAATTAAGAGAAGGAGAGTTCCTTAAAAGAGTAAAGAGCGATGCTTTTACAAAAGATCTTTATTCAAAATATCTCGTTTTACTTAAAGATCTTTTATTTTTAAGAAGAGAGCTGAGTAACCCAGTTGTAGACCTTCAAACTTCTTTTGGAGTATAAATGATTATTTGTGTTGTTGCAATGATGGGTGGTGGGAAAGGTCTTGTAGCCAAAGAGTTAGCTAAGGCTCTTGGATTCCCTGTATTTGAAGTTAGTGACATTGTAAGAGAGGTTACTAATTCTAAGGATAGGAAGACTCTTCAGTTAGAGACTGAAAACCAAGAAGATCCTATGTGGCTTTATAAAAAAATTAAAGCGAAGATTGACGGAAACTGCGTTATCTCTGGGATTAGGGAGTCCTTTTTAATAGAAGAATTACAAAAGGATTTCGGTAAAGAAAATATTACGGTGACTAAGATAGAAATTTGTGATAAAAGCAGAAGAGAAAGATTAATGGGAAGAGATAATAAATCTCTCGAAGAGATTCTTAGCGATGAAAAAAGAGACGAGAAGCTAGGGATTGTTGAAACATTAACGCTTGCAGAATATTTTGTAGATACAAATGGTTCGATGGAAGAATCGACTGAGCAAACAAAATCACTAGCACTATTAATAAAAAGGGATAAAAATGAAAGTATCAAAAGAGGTAATGTCACAGCCGGTAAAGGTGGTCATAGTTGAAGAAGATGTAGAGGCAATCAAAAAAGCTAAAGAAAAAATTTGGCAAAAGTTTGCTAAGGATAATAAAGCATTACTCCAAAAACATTTTTCCGGATTTCGTCCTCAGAACGTTCCTCGTTCGCTTGCAGAAAACAAACCTAACTTTTTAGATTTACAAGAATTATATACACCTCTCTTAAATGATATTTTAGATAGAGGTATTAAAGAGGACTTGACTCTTAATGTCGTCGGGCTCAATACTGTTGATGCTGATGGATTACGTGGAGATAACCCAATTATTGTTACAGTAAATGCAGAGGTAGCACCCACAGTAGAGTTAGGTGAATACGAAGGGATTAAAGTTCAGTATACTCCAATAGAAGTAGAAGATAAAGAAATAGAAGCTGTAATCCAAAGGATGAGAGAAACTTATGCTGAAGAGATCGAGATAACAGATAGAGCAGTTCAGAATTCTGACATTGCTCATATTGAGTTTGACGGTATTGTAGACGGGCAACCATTTGAAGGTGGCTCTACTAAAAAGCCAGATGGGACGTATGCAGTTTTCCCATTGACAATTGGCTCGGGTCAGTTTATCCAAGGATTTGAAGAACAGCTTATAGGGATGAAGATTGACGAAAAGAAAGAAGTAACAGTTAAGTTCCCTGAGAACTATCTAAAGAAAGAGCTAGCTTCTAAAGATGCTATTTTTACAGTTACGTTGAGAAAGATCGCAGAACAGAAGTTAAGTGAAGTCAATGATGCTTTTGCTCAAAAAATAGGTTATAATAACCTGATTGATGCTAGAAACAAAATCAAAGACGATCTCATCAGCAATAAGAAGCAACAGAACGAGGCATTGATTGATGATAAGATATTTAATGAGTTACTTATCACTAGTACAGTTACCCCCATACCAGAGCTACTAATGCAGGATCTTTTAGCTAAAGAATTGCAAAAAGTTTGTCAGCAGACTGGTATGGACGAGAAAGCTTTTTTCCAGAAATCCCGTTTGACTAGAAAAGCTTTTAATGATCAGCACGAAGGATTAGTAAGTCGAGAGTCAAAAGTCAGATATATATTAGACGCTATTACAGAGAAAGAAAAAATCGAAACTACAGAAGAACAGTTAGATGCAGAGTTAGCAATGCAGGCATCCGGACGAAATGTTCCTGTAGACGAGATAAAAGCTAATGTTGGATTAGTTGCAGCTATTAAGAAAAACTTGGCATTGAAATTAACGCTTGAATTTCTTAAGGAAAAGGCAACCATTGAAGCAATAACAGAAAAAGAAGAAGTAAAGGTAACAGAGGTGGAATTATAATGCATGTTTATGTTTCTAATCTCCTTTGGAAAAAGGACAATGAAGGTAAATGGGTTATTGCAAAAATCTTTACTAGTCAAGGTGATTTTAATCTTCCGTCACATATAAGTGAAAAGCTTGACCAATCCTTACTTAAAAGTGTTATGGATGACGTAAAAGAAAAAGTTTTACCTCAAGTTGAAGAATTTATTCGTGGTGAGTCTGATTAATGGCATGCACTTTTGTGAACCTTCATCTTCATACAGAAACAGGCTCTCCACTTGACGGGTTCAGTCGAATTCCAGATATAATTAAACGTTCTAAAGAATTAGATTACGACGCAATCGCGGTAACAGACCATGGTAGTATGAGTGCTGTTCTGTCTCTTTATAATGAGGGGAAGAAGCATGGTGTTAGAATAATTCCAGGGATAGAGATATATTGTGTAGACGATAGAACAAAAAGAGTTAAAGGAGAGCCAAATAGACATTTGGTTCTTTTGGCTAAGAATAAAAAAGGATACCAGAATTTATTAAAGCTAAATTTCGAAGCTTACAAAACAGGATCAATATCAGTTTACGACAGAGTATTACCTCGTGTAGACCTAGGTCTTTTAAGTAAGCATGGGAAAGGTGTTATAGCGACTAGTGCATGTTTAGGTGGTACTATCCCCGTACTTCTAAATAACGGATTAGAATCAGAAGCAATAACTTTAGTCGAAACATACAAAGATATCTTTGATGAGTTTTATCTTGAAGTTCAGCCTACTTATTTAATTGGTGAAGACCAAAAGGTAATGAATAAAAAGATAGAAGCGCTTGCCAAAAAGACAAAAACGCCTATAGTAGTTGCGCTTGATTCACATTACGTTTATCCTGAAGACAGAGAGTTTCATCACGTGTTATTAGCAGTTCAGTCTAAACGAACTATTGATGATGAAAAAAGGTTATTCTTTGAAGCTACACCATTGATCTCTGAAGAGGAGATCCTTAAAGAATTCCCTCAAGAATACATTGACAATACACGTAGAATTGCTGATCAATGTGAACCGGCTACTTATATTGAAGCAGGCGAAGATTATAAGATCCCTCCATTTCCGATCCCTGAAGATAAAGAGTTTGAAGAATGGGAACGAAAAGTTAAGGAGACTGGGCGGTATAAGGATAAGAACAGGATAGCTAAATATCTTCGCTATAAGATTCAGCAAGGGATGAAGACTAAGCTTAGCGGTGTATTTAAGAAAACCCCTGGAAAAAGAAAAGACTACATGGATCGGCTCAAAGAAGAGTTGGAAGTCATTGAAGGTATGAACTTTACAGAGTATTTCTTAATTGTAGGAGATATGTTAGAGTTTTGCGTAAAGAACAAGATACCTAAAGGAGTAGGTAGGGGTTCAGCAGCGGGATGTTTATTGTCATTCCTCCTTGATATTACAAAAGTTGATCCTATTAAATATGGGTTGCTATTTTCTAGATTTCTTAATAAAGATAGAATTTCGATGCCAGATATTGATTCAGATATTTGTCAGTCAAAACGTGATGAAGTGAAGCAATATCTGATTGACAAATATGGAGAAGATAAAGTTGCAAGCATAGCAACCTTCGGGACGATGAAAGTTAGGGCATGTGTAAAAGATGTAGTACGGTCGCTAGAATTAGGTGGCGATAAAAGTGAGAGTTTCAGACTTGGTGACAGGATAAGTAAAAGTATTCCTGATGATAACCCTGACATAACTTTTCAAGAAGCTTATGATCAATCAGAAGATTTTCGAAATTACTGTGAGATAGACTTACCTTATCCTAAAGGGAAAAAACTTAAAGATGCTTTATTAAAGTTTGAAGGATTAACTCGCCAGATGGGTATCCATGCAGCCGGAGTAATAGTTAGTACTACGTCTTTAGGAGAGACGATGCCGATGATCGTTCGAAAAGATAAGGCTACCGGTGGGAACATAGTGGCTACAGCTTATGACGGACCAACTTTAGAGAATGCTGGTTATTTAAAAATAGACGTATTGGGCTTGAAGTCATTAGATGTTATCGAGATGGCAATAAATAACGTTAAAAAGGTACATAATAAAAAGGTTAGATTCTACTTAGAAGGACTTGCTTATGACGCTAAAGATTTACATGCTACGGAAGATCTTAAAGCAAGATTTAAGAAAGAGACCAACGAAGATATAAAGCGAGCTTCTAAAACTTATAATCTTTATAGAGGTGGTAAGACTTCCGCTTGTTTCCAAGTTAGCGGCCAAGGCATGCAAGGCCTACTAAGGAATGCTAAACCTAATAGTATTGACGATATCGCTGCAGTATTGGCACTATTCAGGCCAGGACCTTTAGGCTCAGGTATGACTCAAGAATACGCTGACAGAAAGAACGGTAGAAAAAAAGTCACCTATCCTCATCCATTGACTGAGCCCATTCTAGCAGATACATATGGAGTATTGTGTTATCAAGAACAGGTTATGCGCATAGCTACGGACGTTGCTGGGTTTACAATGTCTGAAGCTGATACGTTAAGAAAAGCTGTAGGTAAGAAGATTAAAAAGCTCATGGAGGCTCAAGAATCTAAGTTTATGGAAGGTAGTGCTAAAAATAATGTATCTACAGAAATAGCTGAACAACTTTGGGGGTTAATTGTCAAGTTTGCCGAATATGGTTTCAATAAAAGCCATTCAGTTTCGTATGAATTAACTTCTTATAAGATGACGTTTCTTAAGGCTAATTATCCAGCTGCGTTCTGGGCAGCAGCATTGTCATTAGAAAGTGACGAGAAGAAGAGAACTATGTATATGTCAGATATTGGGGCGACACGACGTACTAAGCATCCAATAAAGCTTTTACCAGTAGATGTTAATAAGAGTAGAAACATGTTTGTTTGTGAAAGTTTGAGTGAGATTCGTAGGGATCTTACTTCATTAAAGGGTGTAGGAGCAGCGGCAGTTGAAGACATTATGGAGAAAGCTCCTTATAAAGGGCTAATGGATTTTTTTGATAGGGTTGATACTAAAAGGATTAATGCACGGGTTGTTAAAGTACTCATAAGGGCTAATGCTCTAGAGTCTTTGAGTGATGGACTTACACGAAAGATGCTTGAAACGACTTTTGAAGACTATAGAGCAAGATTAAAAGCACATAAGAAGAGGCATAAGCTTGACACTATTGAAGGAAGTTCGTTTGATTATAATTGGGATAAGGTATTACAAGAGATTATTGAGAAGAAAAAAGCTGAAGACCCAACGTTTGAGTACGGAGAAGATGAATGGACAGATGAAGAGATAAGAGCTTTTGAAGAAGATATTTACGGAATGGCGGTTAGTAGTCATATTTTTGATTCCTATAAAGATGAAGAAGATCAATTCATTGCAACTTACGCACCTCCTAAGGGCCGAGGTGGTTATATTAGCTTGGCAGATGATTTTGAGAAGTTTGGTGAAGGTCAAGTAGTAATAACGATGGTATACGTGAAAGCTAAAAAACAAGAAATAAAATGTAGAAACGGAAAGACGTTAAGAAATTTCTTTATAGAAGATAGAGATGGGAATGCCGAACTTGCAGTTTTCGAAGAAGAATACAATAGACATAAGGAAGCTTTTAAGATCGGTAGGATTATTCAGATTATGTCTACTGTCACAAAGAGATTTGGATCATATAAGAAATTAACTTTTTTGAGTGGAAGAAAAGGTAATGGGATGCTCAATTATTTTCCTAAAAAGTAATGGTGACTTTATCCTTTTTTCTTCTTAGAAGATTTAGGTAATAAGATAACGTAATAAGATAACGTAATAAGAAAATAAGGAGAAAAAGATGAAGATTACTCTTAAAGTAGACAACAGTGAAGAAAAAGTAGAAGGGACTATTGACTTGGCAGGTGCGACATTAGCGGATTTATCAATCGCTGACAGAATGTTGAGAAGATATGTTATTCAAATAGAGAAAGAAATGGATAAGATTTTTGATAAAGACACAAGGGACAAAGCATGATTATCAATCCCCAAGAAATTTTAGATAAAGAATTCGTAGTTGGGCACAGAATTGTCCTGCCATAAATGTGGGGGAACAGTTGCAGCAAGCAGGCATAGACGTACGATTAAATAAAGTTTTTACAGTGAATACCCCTATAATTAGATTTGGGAAAAAGGTTAAGCCAGATTTTAGTGAGATTTATTCTGAGGTTCAGCCAGATTCAGCAGGTTGGATTCGGCTTCAGCCAGGAAAAGCTTATTCTGTCGATACTATGGAAGACTGCGTAGTACCTATTGATGCAGCGGCTTTTGTTCTTCATAGAAGTACCTTTAATAGAAGTGGAGTCTTTATAACGGGATCTGTATACGACCCAGGGTTTGAAGGTAATATCGGAGCAACAATGTATGTCCACAATACTGTAGAGGTTGAAGTTGGCACACGTATTGCCCAGATACTTTTTGTAAAAGCTTCAGCTGCTTCTACATATAAAGGGACGTACAATCTTCTAAAAAGTCATGCCAGTGGTAAATAAAGAGATTTCCTGGGAAGAACATACTAAAAGTTATTTCCTCGAAGAGAATACAGATAAGAGTAGTTCGAAGTCAGTAGAAAAGGTTATTAAGGTTTATTATAGATTCCCAGAAGATAGGTATCATAAAGATACGGGGAGTTCTATTGTACTTTATAGACATGATTTAAGTTCTTTTCATCCTAGGATTAATCCGCAACTTAGAGGTAAGGGATCAAAAACTAATAAGTGGCTTGATGCACAGAATAAGAACAAAACGCCTTATGAAATACCAGCCCCTTATAATTTAAAAGATAGGGTTAGTCTTTGTACGACAATAAGGTTTACCTTTTACGAGAAGATGAAGGGTTGGTTTTACAGATACTATGTACCTCATATTTTAGCTATTATGATTGAAAAAGATTTTGGGTATGAGATCGTAGGGACTCGCAAGAGTTCTAAAATATTTACATTTGATCTTGATTAAAAAAGGGGATAAAAATGGGAAAAATTAAAATAGAATATTTATGTCAACATATCTCGTGTAAAATGCAATGTAAAGAAGGTGCAGTCATTGTAAGCTTAGACGATTTTACAAATCTAAGGCAGGGGAGTACAGAGGCAGGATGTATGCGGAGCCCTAGTAAGGTTTGTAAACTAGGACATACTCAGGATTTTAAAATTCTTTCAAAAAAAGAATACATTAAGGATGAAGGAGAAGAGTCAACAGAACCAGGGTCTGGAATAGATCAGGAGCAGCAGGCTATTGACGTTGCTAAGTTTTCCCAATTAGAAGAGGACCATGACCTTCTTAAAAAGAGAGTTCTCACCTTAGAACAAAGTGTAAATGAACTTCATAAGAAAAAGAAGGCTTCTAAAAAGAGAGGTACTGAATGATTTGTAAATCTTGTGGAGAAGAAATAAACGTTAAGATGAAGAAAGCTCTTAAAGCAAATGAATGTCCTTATTGTGGTAATGCGATATTAGATAAAGAAGAAATGCGTCAATTTGTCGACCTACAAGGCATTTTAGGTTCACAGCGCTTTACAGATAATGTAGGGGTAGATGAAAAGATTAGGGACAAAGTTATTAGAGTATTAATGATACATATGAAATGCATAAAGATTAAAGAGATCGAACAGGAAGAAGATATTGTTAAATTAGGTGATAAGCCAGAAGTAAAGAAAACGCCGCTAGTACCGCCGGCAAGAACTCTCTCTAATAAGACCGCTACAGATTCTGTTGATCTAGTAGAAGAACAGAATAAGATGCGGGACAATATTTACAGAGAGGTTTTAGAAGAACAATATGAAGGAGCTCCTCCTGATAACTTAAGTAAAGAAGATATTGACGCAGCGGAAGATGTTGTCTTTTCTGACGGCTCATTAGGGGAAGAAGCAGCCAAGGCTGAACGACTAAAGAACTTAGCACCAAAAGGTAGTTCATCTAAGCCAATTCAAAGGATAGCATGAAAAGCGGAGATATTTTAAGTATTGAGGGATTTGATCCGATGGATTTGGATATAACTTATGTTCAAACCACTATTGAAAAGATACCTCTTGACGGTGTTATAGATATTAATAATGCAGAGAATCTAGCTACTCTTTTTCTGAGATGTGCAGATTACTGTGGTGACTTATTAGCACAAGCAGCAAGGTTTAGTGGGGAAAGAGAAACAGAAAAAAGATCACAAAAGAGTGCCTCAATCTATCGAAAGATTAAAGAGAAAGTTACTCCTACTGTTGCAAAAGAAGCATATGCAGACGACGATCAATATATTGAAGCAGCTAATGGAGCAACAGCCGCTGAGTCATTATTAAAATGGTTAGAAGAGAAGCATGCTAATCTCATAAGAGCTCATATTTTATGTAAGAATTTATTAGCTCGTCATAGTGAAACAGAGAGAGCTAATTCATGGAGAGGAAGTGAATCGTCAGATAATTTCAATACTCCAGCCTCTTCAAATTCCCACTCCCCGTCTTTTTCAAGACCCTCAAGACCCTCAAGACAGCCTGCCCCTGATATGAAAACTACAAAACCAGGGTTTGTAGAATTTTAAGGCAAAGTTTATAGAATTTTAGTGACTTTCCTTATTTGTTCTGCGATTAAAGATTAATGTTCACACAATATAAGTTTACAGTTTAAAGTTTAAACAATTGGAGGTTAAGATGTCGTATCAATTTGGAGAAGTGGATTGGGATTCAGCTGCTAGTACCGGAGGTACTGGAGGCCCTAGGATTCCTTTTTTAGTTATGAAAGAGCCTGCGGATTACCAGGTCCGTGTAGTTAGTAAGCCGTTTCTGTATTATCAGCATTGGATAAATGATATTTCAGGAGCAGCAAAAAAGGTTAATTGTACAGCAGACGAGAATACCTGTCCTATTTGTAAATTAGGGACAAAAGAAAGTAAAGCAAAAGCTCATTGGTTGTTCAAAGTTATCAATCGTGCTGAATCTGAAAAAGAAGGAAAAACCATAATAAATGTTCTGGATTGTGGTTCTCAGATTCTAAACGCTATTGCAGATTATAATAAAGATAAGGATTGGGGTTCAGTTGTCGGTTATGATATCAAAATCAAAAGAGGACCAAAAGGTAAGAATCCTCTTTATACTGTTGCTCCTGTTTCGAAGAGTGCTCTTACAGATGAAGAGAAAACAGCCATAAAAGCTACTCGCGTTGAAGAAAGCGAGACTTTTATTGATCTTCAGAAGATAGGGAATCCTTGGACTCCTGATAAAATCAATAGTGTAATGACTGGTGCAGCAACTGTTAACGTTAACGCTTCTACTGCAGCAGCAGCAGGATTTGATGACGTATTAGACGATACGCCAGCGACTACACCAGTTACTACTCCTGCAGCAGTTACTACTCCTGCAGCAGCTACTACTACTGAGTCAGCTACTAGTGATGATGAATTCTTAGACTTGTAGGGATAAATGGGGAAAACATCAAGACGAAAAGGCTTTACCTACGAAAGGAAAGTAGCACACATTCTTGAAGCGGTTTGGGGTGAGCAATTTAGACGTACTCCATTAAGTGGAGGCTGGGCTAAAGAAAAGATAACAGGCGATATTGTTCCTATTGATCGTCAAGACGATAACTTTCCTTTTAGTGTCGAATGCAAGAACCAAAAGGCTTTATCAGTACCTGCATGGCTTAAGCAAGCGAAGGATGACTGTCCTGAAGGCAAAATGCCACTTTTGATTTTTCATCTGCCTAGGGATAATGATGAGTATGTTTGTTTAACTTTGGCAGATTTTACAAATCTGGTTAAGGAATATGTTACAGAGAGTTGCACAAAAAAAGGTCAGTGTAATTTTCGAGAAGATTTCATAACCATAAAAGAAAAGGATAAAGATGTCAGAGAAGAAGCTTAAGACTTTACAAGAGGGGATAGCAGAAGTTCGTAAACAATATGGTACAGCGAGTGTATTTATGCCTAAGGATGATTTTAGATCCAATATCGAATCAGTAAGTACGGGCTCTTTCAACCTCAATGATGCTATTGGGGTTGGAGGGGTACCTTGTGGTAGGCTTATGATGTTATCTGGAATTGAGAGTTCAGGTAAATCATTATTAGCCCTTTCAATTATTAAAGAAGCACAAAAAACGGGCGGGATAGGATACTATATTGATGCCGAGTATACTTTTGATCCTGATTGGACTCAAAGACTTGGGGTAGACATAGATAGGATTATGGTATCGCAGACCAATGACGCTAAAGCGGTATTCGAGCTTTTACTTGGGAAGCCTGCGATCCAAGGCAAAAGACAGAATGCAATCCCTGGGATTATTAATAATGAGAAGCTCATTAAAGCAGGACTTAAGGTTATAGTGATTGATAGTATCGACGCTTTAGCTCCTCCAATGGAGATGTCTAGTGAAGTCGGTAAAATGAATATGGCTCTTATGGCTAGATTTCTACCTCCAGAGTTAAGAAGACTGACCCCTATATTAAGTAAGACTGGGATTTCCGTTATAGCAATAATGCAGGCTCGTCAGACACCAGGACAATTATATGGTGATGCACTTACCGTTTCTGGAGGACGTGCTTTAAAACATGCCGCTTCAGTTTGGCTTGATTTAGGTATTGTGAGCCAGTCTGCAATTACTATAGACGGTAGAAAAGATGGTGAGAAGACTGGTCATAAAATAAGAGGCAAGATCAGAAAGAATAAAGTAGCTCCCCCTTTTAAAAAAGCAGAGTTTACTATTTATTTTCAGAAAGGGATAGATGTACGCCCTGAGATTCCTGAACAAGCTATTCAAGTTGGTGTTATAGTTAAGGAGTCAACTAAAACTTATTCATATAAATCCGATTTAGGTGATTTTAAATGGAATGGGATGTCTAATCTATTAGAGGCATTGTATACTAACAAGGACCTTATGCTCGAGATAGCTAAAAAGGTTAAAGAGGCGAAGAAGGAACAAGAACTTAATAGGTTAGACAATACGGAGTTCACAGAGCTTAGTGAAGAAGACGTGATGACTCAGCAGGGAACAGTAGACGAATCGCTCGAAGGCTTTGAAGACGTAGATACAGAACCTGCTGATTCTCCAGAAGTTAGCAAGCCTCAGGAAGAAAAAAAAGAAATTATTCAAAAAAGTAGTGACTCTTCCGACAAAAAAGTAGATCCTATTAAGAACAAGCAGGGAATAGAAGAAATGACATTGAAACAACTGAAGGAGGAAGCAAAGAGAATAGAAGTTCCAAACCTTTGGAAATATCAATCAAAACAGGACTTATTAAATATCATTCAAAAGTCACAGTAGTTTTTCACTTCACATTCAAAAGGAGGTCTTAAATGACCAAAGCAGAACTAATTAAAGAGACCGCAAAAGGCACAAAGGTTTCGAAAAAAGACACAGCCGCTGTTATCGATGCAGCTCTTGGAACTATCCAGAAAAAGGTATCCAAGGGACAGAATGTTAATCTTAAAGGGTTTGGTCAGTTTTATACTATCAAGCGTGCTGCTCGTAAGGGTCGTAATCCTTCGACAAGTGCTCCGATGGATATCGCTGAGACAACTCTCACGAAATTCAAAGCTGGTCGTCGTTTCAAAGCTATTGTAAAAGGTAAATAATATTTTAGTGACAATAGACAGCTAAATGATTAAAAAGCTCTAAAGGAAACTTTAGGGCTTTTTTTTAATAATCAAAGGAGTAGAAATGTTATTACATTGTAATCATTGCAATACAACAGCAGAGGTTAAGATTGACCGCAAGACAGAAACACCTATTTGTCTCACTTGTAACAAAGAGGTAACTAACCTTTCATCTTTTATTGTAAACACAATGAAGAGTCAGAAAGATTTCTTAGAGAAGAAAAAAGAAGCTTTTGCATTTCATTGTGATACTTGTAAAGAGGTACATGGTGGAAACTTATCAGCGAATAAGCAATACGTGGCCTGTACTATCTGTGGAAAGAAGATGAACGTATCAGCGCATATGCTTAGTACTATGAAGATGATGGATAAGAAGTCTTGATTGAAGAAAAGTTTTTGCAGAAAATTGTTGATTTTTGCAGAGAAAAGTTTGAGACTGGGACTATAGCTAAAAGCTATTTAGCTGAAAGAAGTATAAATAAAGAATATATAGATACTTTTCAGATAGGCTTCTGTCCTGTGGGAATAGAAGAACTACTTGCCAAAACAGATCCTGTAAAGCTTAGAGAGATAGGTTTTATTAGGGACGCATCTTATTGCTTTTTCTCCAATTATATAATATTGCCAGTAAGGGATCAATATGGAAAGTTGATCGCAATTGCCGGACGAATTTTGCCTGAACATTTCACTGGTCAGCGTAAATATTTTAATACTGAATATGCGAAGAGAAGAGTTCTTTATGGATTGAATTTTGCAATCCCTGAGATCCGCAGAACAGGTGAAGTGATAGTAATGGAGGGGCATCTCGACGTTGTCATGAATCATCAACAAAAGATTTTGAATGCAGTAGGTACTTGTGGTACTGCGTTCACATTAGAACATATGATGTTACTTTCGAGATACGCCGAAACAATTTATTTACTATATGATGCCGATAAGGCAGGACGAAAAGCTGTCGAGAGGGTCTTAAAAGAAAACTACGACGGGGTTACATTGAAGCCTATATTTTTACCTAAAGGTGAAGACCCAGATTCGTTTTTACGGAAGTATGGCAGAACAACTTATTTAGATTTAATACACGAGACAGAGCATAGCTATTTAAAGTCAAGAATCTGATCAGATTTGCGGTAATGGGAACAGACGAGTTGCCCTAACTCCTGCACACTACTAAATCCCAAAAATACATTTTAATTTTTATTCATGGAGTTCTTATTATGATACTCGAGTTTGAAGAAAATACGCAATATTTGTTTAAAGAGATACCTTTCTCTGCATTGGATTTAGAAAAAATCGCCTCAGTAAGAGATGATGATTTTGAGATCTCTGAAGAGGAAAGAAGGAAGGCAGAGATTTTTACAAAGGTTAAGGTTGATTTAGTTGATAGAGTTTATGAACTAATCGAGATACATATGACAGAACATCAGAAGAAGGTTATTGCCTTAATGCTTAAAAGTCTTACCTACAATACAATGGCAACATTATTATGTGTAAATTATACAGCGATAGCTAATGCGATTAAAGGAATTAAAACAAAGAAACACGGTAAATACCATGGAGGGATTGAGAGGAAATTGCAAAAAATCTGCTCGAAAGATCCACTCTGTTTAGAGCTTTTAGGAAAAATGAATAAATTAAAACAAGGCTCTGAAGAAATGGAATTAGAGATCACTGAAGAAATGAAATTAGAGACTTTAGAAGTATGTTAATCTGGTTTATACCTATTGATATATCTGTACATTATATAGAATACACATCGTCACTGAAACCTAAAGGAGACTATAATGTCACTAGATTTTAATTGCCTTGCAGAGAAGTTAGGTGTAAACAAAGCTGTTAAAACAGCTTCAGTAAAAAGAGTTGCACGTGAAGGAAGTGAGCATCTTTTTAAAAAAGCCGCTGCGGATCTTTTTAGAAAGAATGACGAAGAGGGATTATGGAAGATTGAAACTGCAGAGACAGGAGAAGAATTCTTTATCCGTACAGAGATAGAGGATCCAGAAGCTTCTTTCACTAAAGAAGCTTCTTTGTGGTCAGTAGCAGCAGATAAGGGGAATAAGAATATCACCCTTGCTTATAAAAACATTCCTTTAAAAAGGTTCGCTTCTGCTGAGTTCGGTTTTACAGAAGGAAACGTAAGTGCCTTTTGTGATCGTATCTTAGCCAGTGTTGCGGATAAAGAGTTTAAGAAACATATTTTTGCAGAATTAGGTCCTCAGACAAAAAAGACAGTTGAAATAGAGTGTCCTGAACTTTTTAAGTAAGAAGAAGAATGAATAAAATCGAAGAGTTAGCTTTCATAGCTGACAGACTCGACATGCAAAGCTTGCACAGAGAAGCGGAACTTATCGATCGCTTTTTATATCGGCAAGCTTTTGTGTTTTCAATTTTTGAAAAAGAGGCTGTCAAATCATTGGTTAGAGCTCTAAACGTTTTAGAGCCTCATAGCCTTATTTCTAATCCTTCTATAGAGGTGACGCTTCCCTCTTTTCCTGGGTTGCCCCGGGGGAAAAAGGTTACAGGGACTGTCGCACAACGATATATAAGTATCTTAGAATGGTTGAATGTTTTGGTATCTCAGGTATTAGAACCAAATCTTAAGCATTTAGCGGGCAATGAACATTTTGAAACATTGGTAGAATATACTAAACAATATGTACAGAGTGCTCTTAATCAAATGTATACTGTATTTTCTTCGGTTGAAAACGAATATGAGTTAGTAAAGAAAGATGTTGAGAGACTAGTAACTAGATTAAACATTATTTCTGTTAACCCTAAAAGTGATAGTGAAGTTAGAGAGACGCTTGAGGAGATAAAGAAAGAATATTATGATATCGTGGCTGATCTTAATACTTATCTAAAGAAGGGTAATATAGATATTAATCAGTTCGAAGATATTATAGATGCGACTAAAGAAAAGATTAAGAACTTTCTTAAAGATCAAAAGGGGAAAAGAACTGATGATTTGAAGTCCCTTTTTGAAGAGGGAGATTTAGTTTATCTCAGTACAAAAGGACCAACGTTTATAGAAGAAGATCGAGATATTGATTGGTATAGACAAAAAGCAAGAAAGAGTGGTGATCCTAGACTTATTGACTTAGCAGATGCACATAAAGATATTGCAGCAACACGTAGTGCTACTCGACAATCTCGAGGGAAATGGCATCGACAACTCGAAGGATTCCGTGATACATTAGAGATGCTTTATGATGAGTTTTATGAAGCGAATAGGAATAATGAAAAGGCATTAGGGAATCTTGAAGGAATCCTTAATAAAGAAGAGAAGCAAGAATTTATACAAAAGATAAATAGAGTTTTAAAACCTATTAAGAGAGCTTCTTTATCTAAGATGGCTATTGACTTTGAGTTGGAAGGATTAGAGACTTTACCAGAGCCGGAAGATTCTTCAGAGTTACTAAATATAAAGAAACTAATTGCAAAAGCCGAAAGAGCAATGAAGGAATTAAAGCTCATTAATAGAAGGTATGAGAATGCTGTTCAAGAAGAGATCCAGTCAGCTCAGACACTTCGCTCAACTATAGACGAAACTTTATCTTCAAGACAAGTTAAGAGAATAGATTGGGATCTTTTTGAAAAAGAAGTAACAGATACAGTTGAAAGAATTGATAGAAGAGTTAACTTTATTTCTAATAAGAGTAACAAAGCAAAAGACTTCTTAAAAACGAATACAGACAGTTACAAGAAGGTTTTAAACGTATTGAAGATATAATTATGACTACAAAACAATTACTAAGAAAAGTCCAGTTAAAACAGGGGAGCCTTATTACTTATAAGACTCAGCTTAATGATTGTTGGGATTCATTCATAGCCTCCATCACCCGGGATATTCGTAGAATTACTTTTGCAACCAAAACTACTCAAAGCGAGAAGATTGCAGCTAGTCCTTACGATGCTTTTGAAAAGTTAATTTCACAGACAAAGAAAGAAGTGTCATCCTTACATAAAAGGGGCACAGAAGCACAATCCGCTTTAGAGAAAGATTACGACAGTGGGGTTCTTCTTGCCCAAGCCTTAAAAGAAGCAGGCGTTAAGCCTAATGATAGTTCGATTAAAGAAAGAGAGATTCGACTTAAGCTCCTTCGTGATTATACTAGGAAAGCTTTTTCGGTTTTAGAGTCACTTAATAAGTTTATGGATGTAGCTGGTTATGTTACCGATAAACTTCCAATCAGGATTCCAAATATTCCTTGGTTAACGTCAGAAGATGAGGATACAAAATATAAAGGGATTATAAGAGATTTAAAAAGGGACTCGAGAAAAGACAAAAAAAAGTCAGAGGTTTTAGATGTTAAAAAGATTAAAGAGCAAGTCCTTCGTTATAACCCTAATCCCTTAGATGACACTCCTCTTTTTCCAGACGAAACTTCTAGCTCAGAAGAATTGAGAGAGACAGCCAAAGCAATAGAAGATTACTTAATGGGAGCAGGGCTCACTTCCCAAAGAAGTTCTGCAAGGAAGCTTACCTTAAAGGTATTAAAGGACTTAGGGTACGAAAAAGCATCAGAGGCAGTTGGTGGGATATTCGCTTCTATTAAGACATTAGCAATAGTTAAGAAGGCTGCGATCCAAGATCATTTGTCTACTTGGAGAGGCATTATTACTGATCTTGAGAACGTAAGTGAATCTGTAATTAAAGGACCTCTTAAAGACGCTTATACTAATTTAGCAAAAGCATGGTCTGATGAAAAATATAAAGCAAATCTTATTGCACTTAATAATTTTGTTAAAGGTGGAGAAGGTAAGGTTGGGTTTTTAGAAGGGTTCTCTGACGGATTTGTTAAGGCGATAGACGGGAATATAGTCGTGGCGGAAAGGGCTGTCGAAGAAGCAGTCCAGTCCATAAAGTTTTCAAATGAACAGAAGAATGAACTTGCAGCTATTAAAAAAAAGCAAGATGCTAATTTGGCAAAATATAAAGAGAAAACAGAGAAGGCAAAAAAAAGCGACATTGCTTCAATAGACTCATTTAGTAAATTAAAAGAAGCAGGTGCAACAGACGAGCAGATCGCTTTTTTAAGAGGACAAACTCAAGATCAATTAATAGGATTAGTTGAGAGTTTACCTCAAACTGGCCAAAAAGAGTTTGTCCAAGAATATATAGATAAAGAGGTTCGAAAGGAGATTGAGGAGGAAGATACTCAAGAATCTCAAAACGCTCAAGAAGAGAAGCGTGAGACTCAGGACGAAAAAGGGAAAAGATTATACGAAGAAACGAAGAGGACTGTAAAAGATCTTCATGAGGAATTAAAAGAATTACAAGAGATAATAGATACAGGTGGAGACGCTACTGACATGACATTATTAAAACAAGAACTTTTCCGACATGAGTCAGCGCTTAGTGCATATAAAGCACTATTATCGGAAGATGATATTGATGATGTATTAGGTATTAGTGCAAAGTCTAATTATAAAGGATTGTCTACTTATGCACAAGAGCCATTTACTGAGAAAGCTCTTGAGGAATTAAAGATTGTTACTGAAAAAGCTCGAGAGATTATAAAGAAATATAAGAACGAAGATCAAGTTGGCGATGATAAAGAATTAGAAGATATGTTGCGGTTGACTTTAGATGGGATTAGAAAAGATTATAAAAATAAAATAGTCCAGTCTTTACAAATAAGTCTCGACAAGGAGGAGTTAGCTCTAGAAGTAGAGGAGCCTCTCCAGGCAACGCTTAAAGAATTCAATGAAATAGTATTTAAGATTATAGATGATAAAACAAATCAGCTAGCTAGCAATATGCAAAGACTGAAAGAGTTTTTTACTGACGATAGTCCCATTCAAAAAGAATTTGTAAATGAATTGATTACAGATATCTTAGGAGCTTGGGAAGAAAAGAAAAAAGAAGTTCTTGGTAAGGTTGTAGCTTCTTCCTTTGGCTTTAAGAAACTGAGCCAAGCGACAGAAGACAACAGCAATAAAGTTGAAACTATTTTGACCGAACTCGTTAAAGAGGAAGTGTTAACTAAGATGTTTGAAGAGACTTTCCGAGAAAACCTTGACAAGTACGATGAAAAAACAACGGTATTGATTGAAAAGGCGAAAGGAGAGGGAAAAGAATTAACACCAACATCCTCTTTGTTTAAAAGACTCAGTCATAACGAATATAATTAAATTGTCCCTATAAAGGAGGCCTTGATGAATAACGAAGAAAGAATTAGAGCATTAGCTCAGGTAATTGAGACAAACGATCTTAAATGCTTCAGCGCAAAAATGTTATCTGATTACTTTGCCAGCATCGCAGATACTTATCGCTATGATCAGGTCATACGATGCGTTGGACAAGCAATGGAAAAGAAAGCTTTTGATAATCCGAACAGTGTAATTACTGGTCAGGAATTATCCCAAATCGCCAATCAGTTCGCAGGACTTGGTTCGGTTGATAACTTTAAGAAGGTATGTGCTGACCTCTTACCTGTTTCTCTAACAGAAGAAGACTCTCATACTCAGGAACATCTTGAATCTTCTCGTCATAATTATTTCGAAGACGGTTCACGTATTCCTTCAAAAGAAGCTCAGCTTGAAGTGGACGAGTTTGATTTAGCTAAGACAGAAGTTCCAAATGTTTTAGCGAGCGTTTTTGATAAGAAGGATATGAAACTAGCTCATGTAGCAGTTCCGGAAGAGCTTATCAATAGAGGCGAGTATTTAGTAGCCGATGAGCTTAAAGGTCTGGGTTTAAACTCAGCAGTAGCTTATACAGTATGTAACAATGATACATTATTATATACCGCTTCGATCGATACAGAGATAGGGAAACAGATTATTTATGTCCCTGTAGAGATGGCTAATAATCAAGTACTGTACCCTACTTCATTTACTATTGCAGATAGAATTTTTGAACTATCTAAAGAAGGGGTACAGCAGTTCTTAAATGTTAAGAGAGCACAACACGAGATTAAACAGAATAGAACTGCAATGGGATCAAGAGATACATTCCTTACTGATATTGCTCGTGAAGTTAAAGCTAGTGATGGGTCTATCGAAGTGGATGAACATACTCTCGCAGAGCAGGACTTAACTAATAACGTTAAGATGCCAGAAGCACTTATCCCAGTAGCCGAGATCTTAGAGAACTCTCTTATCAGAAAAGAGTCTAAATATAATGATAGTGAAATCAACTTAGTTATTGGAATGGTTAGAGATGAGTTGACAAAACTCGGCTATGCAAATTCTACTATTAAGTTTGAAGGCGATCATGAAAAAGGATTGAGTATGAGTGCTACAGTTCAAACTCCTGAAGGTAAGTTTGATATTATGGTACCTGTTGAGGCATCAGATGGACGAGCTTTAATCCCTACAGTCTTTTCAGGTGTTCGAGATATGAATTTCATGAAAAGAGTAGAAACTGAGAAAGCACAAGAAGAGAATGAAGAAGAAGGTACGGAAGAGGAAGTAGAGATAACTTCAGCTTCTTATGACCTTTCAAAAGAAGGATTCCAGAAGTTTATTGCTTCTAATTTAGAGAATGCTATCCCAGTTCGTTATAGTAGTGATTTAGTTGATCTGCATTTTAATGATTTAAGAAAGATTGTACACAAAGCAGTAGCAGATAAGAGATACGCAGTAGCAGAACAAGCATTGAGTGTAATCGCAGACAAATATGGTGTTGAACATCACGCAACTGCAATGGAAGATTATCAGAAGCTTCTTACTGGTGCAACTTTAGATTATAAAGACAATTTCGGATCAACTATGAGAGCAACAACAAACTTTGAAGAAGTTAGAGATAGTTGGGTCGGAGAGATGGTAACATCACAAATTAAGCTAACCTAATTGGAGAGAATAATAATGGACAATAAAGAATTATTAAAACGTTCTGCTCGTAGACATGAGTTGGCCAAAACAGCTGAGTCAGAAGATAAGTTTAACAATCTTTTTGGCAAGCCGACTCCTGGTGGCGAATCAATGATGTTATCTACTCGTCAGTGTCCTGAGTGCCAAGGACAGGCTGGTCCTGTTCCAGGTAAAGAAGGATATTGGCAGTGTTCAATATGTGGATCAGTTTATTTGGCAGCAAAAGGTAGTCCTGCTGAACAGTTACCATTTGATGCAGAATTCTATGGAGCAGGAGGAGCCTTAATGGATCCTAGCAAACCACCTCATAGGAATACTGCTTCTGTTGATGGTAAATTAGTTCGCAAGGCAGACTTTAGAGGATCTGTTTCTCAGTTTATTGTAAATGTACGAGATGCAATTAATAATACAGCTTCCGCAGAGGATAAGGCAAAAATTGAACAGGTTTTAGGTTCTGCTTTTGATAGTGGAGATCTTAACTTGGCCATAAAGAATGTTTACGAAGCAATAAGTGTTCCTGTAGAAGAAATGGAAATCTCAAGTGAGGAGATAGAATAGATGCCACGTGGCGACGCAGTCATAACACATCCAGATAGTGAGGAGATTACTCATCGTTTACTTAATGGTGAGAGTGTTAAAGCTGTAGAAGGTTGGCTTAAACAAAAACATCCACGAAACAAAAAAGAGCAACTTAGCTGGATGACTTTACAGTCATATAGATCTAATAGATTAAATCTCGAAGGTGAAGTTTTAAGTGAGATAAAAGAAGAAAGAAAAGAAGTTCTCAAAGAAGAGAAAGAGAAGAGAAGACAAGATTTAGTTAAACAAAGTTCTTCTTATGTGGCAGCTAAAAGGAAAATAGCTGAGAATATTCTTAATGTAGAGCAAGAGATCGTCGACATACATGATAAGGTTTGGGCTCGAATAAGGGTATTAGAGAACGAAGAAACGAAGCATCTTAATGATCGCGTAATTTGCGATTATTTAGGTCAGGCAAGAACACTCTTGATGGACTATATGAAATTAGTTGAGAATCAAGATAAAAAGACTGGCGATACAACGATTAACGTTAATATGCTTCAGGTTACACAACAGATGAATGCTCTTAAGCAGTGTATTATAGATTCTTTGAGAGAATCTGGGGTCGAGCATGTAATCCCAGTATTTTTAGAGAAGTTAGAACATAAATTAGAAGTAGCAGATTTTGAACAACCAGCTTTTCAGAATCAGGTTAACATACAGGTGAATAATTAATGGAAAAGAAAGCTTATCCACAAGTTGTTGATTTCTGGGTTCAAGAGAATCCTAGAGGACATTTAGATAAGTGGGAACAGATTAGGAAGAGGGTTCTGTTATCGAAACGTAGTTATCCTAATTATAGTATCGAAGATATAATATCTAAGTATACTAAAGAGTGGCCAGAGAAGGAAAAGTATGATTTTATTCAATGGTTTGATTTAAAAAACCATGGAGATGATAAAAAATATAAGAGCTTTGAAATTCAAAGTAGTAATGAGGGATATAATATGACACGTTTTGCAAATACAATAGACGTTACCTCTGACGAAAAGCTTAAAGAGCTACGACAGAAGCTAAGGAATAGAATTAATTCTGCAGATAAGATTTTGCAGAGGATATACGATCTGGGCTTATTAGGTACTGATGATAAGGCTACTCAGAAAGTTGAGTACTTAAGTAATATTTTACAAAAACTTAAGAACGAAATCCTAACGCTTAAAAGGCCAGAGTTGATAGTAGCAAGACATAACCGTGTTACTAAGCTTTTCAAGAAAGCCGAGTTCTTTGAGGTCGCGGATTTTTTGCAAGGATCGAAAGAAATAGTAGCTGAGTTTAGAGGTAAAAGAGAAATTAAAGCACAAGCGATTTCTCCAGAAGTGATTATGCAGATTGAAAAGGTTAAAGAGATTTTGATAAAAGAGGCGGCTATTCTATCATTTGATAGAATAAAGAATCTTATTAAGGTTATAGACTTTCTTGATAAACATAACCTTTCTTATACAGATCCATTAAAGAAAGCAATTAATACTCTTCTGAAGCCGTTAGATTCCTCAAGCAATGATATATATGAAGTCATTAGTAATTTGAATAAACTTACTGTTAAGTCTAATGTAGAAAAGGTAGACAATGCACTATAACTATAGTTATCTTATAGAAACTATTAGTTCTTTAGAAGAGAAGGGTTTTCTTAAAGAGGCTAGCCGGATCAGAAAGATAATGGCAGATCTTATTGAAGAGGCAGATATCATTATAGATAGTGAACAAGGAATTGAAGATACTCTAAATGCTTATAAGAATATACATAAGACTGAAGGATCAATAAAGCAAGATGTCAAGATCGCTGTTATTAGAAAGGGAAAGGAATGTCCGTTCGGATTACCAATTCCTCAGTCCTGTTCGTATGCAGGTGATAGTGTATTAGATATGGATCCAACAAATAGCGAAGAGTATTGTGAAGTATGTAATGTGAGTATGTATAATTATGAGAGAAGTAGCGATAGATGTTTATATGCTGATGCAGTCATGGCGAACAATAAAGCAGTAGATTGTACGTTTGGTACAGTATCAGCAGGGCGAAAGAGTATAAAAATGTTCCATGGGAATCCACAATATCCTAAAATGTGGAGTGGGTTTTCGGGAATTGCATTAGATAGAGGATATCATGCTTATTCTCAACAGTATGGGAACGAACTTTATCCTTATCCAAGTATCTACGGCTAAAAGAGATTTTTAATAACAGTAAGGAGAGTCTAGGATGAATAATACTAAAGAAATTGTTGTCAACGAAACAGATCTTAATTTTGATAAGAAGGCTGTTTTCGTTGAAGAGGACGCTACAATGCAGCCACTAATAGTAACTGAAGAAGATAGACTTAATAAGAAGGATATCGAGGTATCTGCATGGAAAGATACTTCTTCTTTCTTGACTTATCTTAAAAAGTCACTTGCTGCTGTTCCTCCGATTGCAGAAGGTAGTCACAATGCAGTTAAAAGAGCTATCACTTATTATGATGGTCTTCTTAGTGAAATTGAAGAAGCAGTTCAGAGAGACGCAAATTATGCGGATCTTAGTAATGTGCAGATCGCAGAGCTTGATGTAATTGATGATTCAATAATTGTTGCTCGGAATCAACTTGTAGATAGACTCGAAAAAACATCAGAGAACGTTAAGCGTCAAGGTCTTGCAAAAAAAGATCTTGCGAAAGAGGCATCTACACCAGCGAACTTGGTATATACGGTAGATCCGTTCTTGAAAGCCATTTCGATGATCTGTATTAACGCGAAGATTTCTAACGGAAAGAATATTGAAGAAGTCTTTCAGGAATTAGTAGAGGAATATAAAATCGACAAAAGAGAAAGACTCGCAGTATTACAGATTTTAAAAGACTCTGGCTATCCAGTACGCCACAGTATGATGGAAACCTCTAACGATATGATCAAGCAATATTATGCATAAAAAAGCTTTTGATGAAACACAACGACTTATAGAGTACCTTAAGGAAAAAGGTATTACTGAAATCGCAGAGGATGATCTTGCAGGAGTTGCAGCAGAGATAGAGATTATGGACTCAGCTTACTTAATGGATTATTGGGAAGCTATTAAAACTTCTTTAGCAAAAGAAGGTATAAACGTAATAGCTGTTCGTCAGTTTAAAGGTCTTAATAAGAGCGCTTATAATGACCTTCTTAATAAGGGTTTTAATAGTGTTCGTCAAGAATGCTATTTAAGGATTAATAATCCTACTCTTGCTGAGCAGATCTTTAGTGAACACGGACATGCTCACGATTGGGATAAGCTTAAGACAGATGATTGGAATAGATTTTCGTATGTTGATGACGGACAAGGTGGAGGAGCAAAGAAATCCAAAGCAGCATCTATTACACTTTGTAGTAGGCTCCAAAAAATAGCAGACAAGTTAGATACTAAAGGCAAATCAGTAGCAGCTGATAAGATAGATAATTTGATTAAACAAATAGTTAGAATATCAAAATAGGAATAAATTATGAGGTCAATACCGGAATGGCTTAGAAGCTTTACTGACAGTAGAGTAGCAAGAAAGATTAACGCAAGTTACTTAGATGAAATCGAGCGGCTAGTAGCGATGCATAATGGCCATCCTACCAAATATGCTACGATCGGTGACGCGTTAGAAGATTTTCGTAGCAGAATAGGTCTTTCTCATAAAGAAGTTAATGCCATGTATATGATGGCAATGAAAAGAAAGGCCGGATTCCCAGTTAGTGCAGAGTATAGTGAATACGATGCTATCGCAAATGAGATGGGGAATACCCCAGAAGAGAAGAAGAAAATAAAAGAAAAGCTAGAGAGTAGATCAGATCAAGAGAGAAGTGAGCAGGGTGAAATAGCTAGGTCAGTAAGTACAGATCCTGATCAAGGCGGCCTAGGATCAGATGGTCAGCCAGGAGGTGGAAACACTAAAGACCCTAGCACAGGAAACTTTAAAAACCTTCTTACAGAGAAATTTGGTAAGGAAATCCCAATGTCGTTCCCAGGCGAATGGCCAGGAGAAGTACCTGAAGACCCAACCGAAGAAGATTTAGATAATGCAACTAGATATGTTGGTTTAGATTTTAAAGCTGATATCCCAAAGATCTCAGTTTATGTAGTGCGTTCAATTATAACAACTAGTAAACAAATGAGAGAAGCATTATATAGAGACGTTAAAAAGTCACTAATAACTGCAGTAGGGCGCATGCTTGGAGAAAGATTTGAGCAGTTCTATGAACAAAAAGATCCTATAGACCAGGCAGCATTATTCCAGAATGTATTGAATAAGCTCGAGAGACTTGTAATGAGCGATCAATTTGGTGGCGTTTCTGATCAACAAGCTGCGATGCAGTTAGTGGATCAATTGTTTGATTTCTATAAGAGTAGTCCAGAAGGCCAGCAATTATTAAGACAGGTTTTCCAAAAAATACATACTCTATATAATAGCCCTGACATGACTGAAGAAGAAAAAAGTCAGGTTAGAGCTGAAATGGAAGAGCTTTATTCACAAATGGAAGTTCTTAATAGGGCAACAGCCGAAGAGTTCCATGGGCTAATAGATGTCCCCTATCATGTACCGGGTGGAAGGAAAGGACAGAAGGTTCCTTCTTTTAAGAAATTTTACGCAGAGCTTCCAAAGCAACAGCGAATTGAGATACTTAAGATATTTATGTCTCAGCTACATCTCGATGATAAACTTCATCACTCTGGGCAGAAGCGTGTTACAGGTTATGGACCGGCAGCGAATAAAGTATTGGAATATAATCCTATAGACAATAAAGCATTTTTGGATGAAGATGGGTTACCAACTAGCGAAGATACCGGAATACCTAATCCTAATGTTGGTAATGTTGTTAATTTTAGCAAATATCCAATAACAGGAGATTTAAAAGCAAAGAAGGATGCTCTTAAATTTATGATTTTTGGTGAAACAAAAGAAGCAATAATGTTTGACCAACCATTAACCGTAGATAAAGAAGGTAATCCTGTTTCAATGAGTTCGATACCCGAGTTTGTACCATCGACTATAGAGATATTCGACGAAGAGTATGAGAAGCATAAAGATTTTGGTAAGAAGAAAAATAGCATTAAGAGTCTTGAACGTTTTAATCTTCCTTCAGCTGGTGATATTTCGTCAGCTAGCTTAAAGGGATTATCTAAGAAAGCCCAAGAAGGGCTTCCAGATGTTTTCTTTTTTGATTCAGAAGGTAGAATTTTTAATACTGAAGAAGAGTTAATACAGAAGAATATTAAGAATTTTAATGAAGATAGTGATACTCTGTTGGTAGAAGAGTTAGATACATTATTATTGGCAGATCCTGACCTTGCTAAGATGGAACCTGAAGAAGAAGAGGCCTTGCCACTCGCTGCTGAATTAAGTAATCAGATAAAAAAGATTGCTCAAGAGATTGATAATGGTGGGACAAAAGGAGAGGCTAAAGAATTATATGAATTAAGCTCTATGGCTAAAAGGAGAAAATAATGGAAGTATTTGCTAGTTATATGGAAAGCGATTTTGCTAAACAAGAATTAAGCAAGATTGCTGAGGAAGTCGCATATCCTAAAGCCCCAACAAGATTAGGAGCTATTTTTAATTTCAGTACAGAAGGTGATAAAGTTACTATGCGCTTTTATCTTCGTGCAGGGTTAGTAGCAAAAACACAAGAGGGTGAGTTATTAACGAGTAAAGAACAGGCTTTCCAATATTTTCGGAAAAAGTATCCAGATACAGAAAAAATCTCGGATGAGAAGATTCATGAGAAGATTCAGGATATGATAAGTGATCCGAGAACTATATATTGGGTAAGAAAGAGAGCTGGTGGAAGAAGTCCACAACTTGTTTATTCTGATACTTTTACAATGCCTCAACTAGAAGGACTTCGGGGTGATGATGAAGTTAAAAGCTTTTTAATAACATTATTACGGAATGGTGTTTTTGATCCTATTCTTACTATTCAGAAAGAAAAATCTGAAGAAGCGTTGGGAGAATTAAAAAGTCGTATAGACGAAGTAGCTCAAGACATTATTAAACGTTATCCGGCAAGAGAGAAAAGTCGTAGTACCCCAGCGGTAGAAGAGGTTCCGACATTTGATCCAACGATCTCAAGTACGGAAGGTATCGTTAAAACGGCAGCTAGTGATACGTGGTGGTATACTGATACAGAAAAAATGTCAGTCGAAGGTCCGTTCGAAAGTTTAGAAGAAGTTATGGATGCTCAGGATACTGACTTATTAGAGAATCCTGCGTTCGAAGAAGAAGTAGTAAATGAAATAGACAATCAATTACAAGAGGAAATGAATGCAGGGAAGATTATTGAGTTCCCAGTTGAAGTCCTCGAAACAGAAGAGAGGTTACCTATGGCAGCAAACATTAAGACAGTTGAAAAACTTATCGCAATCGCTGATAGTTTAGATGCGAAAGGTGAGATTAAAATCGCCGAACAGTTAGATAAAATAATTACAGAATTTCATCCTGGTGGTGGAACGACTACTCAGTTAGACAATCCTGTTAGTGGTGATGGAGCTAAAGTCGAAACAGACGCTGAAGCTCAAGCTAAGGATTTAGAAGTAGCTAAAAAGAACCCTACTGGAGAACAAGCATCGATATCTGTTTAATTTGATGAAGACACAAAGTATTGATTTTTTAGAAAAGAGGTAAGGGCAACACTCCTTGCCTCTTTTTGTATATAGAGACTTTATGAAAAAACAAACAACGCCAGTACCAACAGGATCAACAGCTGATTTTTTTGCCGATTTGAAAAAGGATCTCGGTCAGATAGATCCTGTAAAATTTGCTCAAGAACGGTTAACGATTAGAGGTGAACCGTTTGAGCTGATTGATTGCGGTAGAGACTATCTTTATGAGATATATAGATATGCTTGTCTTGAAGCAACAGGTAAAGATGGAATGCCAATGGTTATTTCTAAAGGGAGACAGGTTGAGTTTACTACTACGGCTGCAGTGATGAGTGCTTATCTTATGTGTAGTGGTACGTATCAGAACATACAAGGTCTGCATGCTTTCCCTGCAGTTGAGACAGCTAGACGTCATTCTAATGGTCCATACGATCGGTTAATAGCCGAATCCGTAAAAGGTTGTTTAGTTAAGCTAAAAGATATGAAGACATATTCTGTTACAGAAAAACATTATACAACGAAGAATATTCTTTATATAGATAGTACTTCTAAAGATGGTGATAGGCTGAGGGGTTTGCCAATTGATTTTGGCATCTTCGATGAAATTCAAGATATGACTACTGCTGCACGAGAAAATACTCAGCAGGCACTTTCCCATAGTGTATTTGGAGCATCAGGTAGTGGGCTAGAGCTTTATTTTGGTACACCTAAGAGCGCAGGATCAGATTTTGAAAGATTATGGGAATCTTCTGATCAAAGATATTTTCATTTAAAATGTATGCATTGTGGACAGGTTATGATGCTTACACTCGAAAATTATAAAACTGGATTTATGGTAGAATGTGACTATTGTAAAAAAATGTTCGATAAAAGAATTGGAGTTAAAAACGGTAAATGGATTCCTACTAGACAAGAGGGTTTCTATAGAAGAGGTTACCATATTAGTCAAATGCTTGTTCCTTATATTACTCGTGAGGCGATTGAAAGAAAGAGAGAAGACTTATCACCTAGAGCGTTTCAGAATGAGGTTTTAGGACAGTTCTATTTAGGATTAGGTGAAGCTCCTACGCTCCCTGAAATAATAGAATGGACAACAAAGCAGCCAGATAGTGGCAATATACGGATGACTAAGAGTTCC